GGACTTCGGCCGTGACCCTGCGCTCACGGTCGGCCTCAGCGGAGGCCAGCAATGGACGCCCGCGAACGTCACTGCCGGCACCGCTACGCCGACGAAGAACATCGAGGATTGGCAGAACATCATCCTCAAGAAATCGGGCGCCAAGGTCACCGACATCGTCTTCTCGACTTCCGCCTGGACCGGCTTCCTGGCCGATCCGCTCGCGAAGGGTGCAATCCAGTACCCGATGCTGGCGCAGAGCGGAAACGTCATCAATCCCGGTGCGCAGATCGAGCAGGGCGCAGTCTACAAGGGCAAGTGGGGGCAATACGACCTCTGGGTCTACAACGATTGGTACGTCGACGAGAACAACGTCGAGCAGCCGATGCTTCCGGATGGCGACATCATCATGTCCGGTCCGAACCTGCTCGGCACGCGTGCCTTCGGCCAAATCATGGACCCGGCTTTCAACTACGAGCCGATGCCGTTCGCGCCGAAGACCTGGGTCGAACAGGATCCCGCTCAGCGCCTGATCATGATGCAGTCGTCGCCGATCGTGATCCCGAGCCGGGTGAATGCCTGCTTCTCGGCGAACGTCTGCCCGGCGGTGGTCGACTGATGACGGAGCCGACGAAACCTGACGCCGTCGCGAAGGCGGCGACGCGACTCGTTACCGCAACGGTCGCTCGTGGCCGCACGGTCTTCGATCTCGACGGCAAGCGTCGCGTAGCAGGGGAGGAGATCAGTCTGGCTCCTGCCGAGGTGGAGCGGCTGCGTGCGCGCGGCTTCCTCGTCGATCCGAAGAAGCCGGCGATTCCGCTGGCGGACGGTCCGACGTTCGGAACCGCAGCCGGGCCGCGGATCAAGCGGGGTTGATATGTTGGATCTCGACTCGACCGCAATCGCGGCCTGCATTGGCACGTTCGGAGAGTCGGTGACCTATATGCCGGCGGCCCGCCAGCCGTTCCAGATATCCGCGATTTTCCACAGCCCGTTCCATCGTCTCGTCCAGTTTGAGGACGGGACAGCAGGCGCGACTGAGGCCGCTGCGACGCTCGGCGTTCAACTCTCGCAATTCGCGATGCCTCCAGCCCAAGGCGATTCGCTGTTCGTCCCGCGGATCAGCACGCAATTCGTGGTGCGCGAAGTCCGGGTCGACGGTGTCGGAGCAGCGATGCTGACGCTAAACGAGGTGAGCTCGCCGTGACGACGTCCGCAGATATCCGTGCGCTGGTGGCGACTGCGTTGAAGGGGGCGACGTCTGCCGCCGATCAGGTGTACACACCATTCGACTGGCCGACTGCCCCTGGCACCTATCCGCAGATTCTCGTGCGAGCCCCCAAGGAGCACAAGAAATCGCTCGGCAAGAACGCGCCGCTCTTCGATGTCACGACGACGATCCACATCGTCGCGCGCACCCAGTCTCCCGGTGCGGCCGGCGATGCCGGGTCAGCGGCTGCGCTTGCTGCCGCCGAGCAGTTGAAACAGCAGATCGAGGTGGCGCTGATCAACAACAGGACCATCTGGACAAACCCGGATGGCTCGCAGCGCATTTCGCAGTTCGCATCGGTCGATTCCGAAATATCCAGTAGCTCCGAGGGATCGATGCCAATGGCGGAGTTGCGCATGGTGATCGAAATTGAATTTTCCCAGGGGCCGGACTGCTTTTGGCCGATCCCAAGCACGCCGCTCGAGAACTTCACCGGGACGATTCCCGAGCCAGACGGAACCGTCGAGCCGACGTTCTCGATCACCTTCCCCAATCCCATTTCGTAGGAGCGCACGAATGCGCATCAAACCTGCACCGGGCCTCTCAGTGAGGAACCCGGAGACGAAGCAATTGCTGCCGGCTGATGGCATCGACGTGCCCGACGACAGCATTCTCTGGAACAAGATTCTCAACGACGGCGATGTCGTGCTCGTGGCGCAAGCGAAAAGTGCAAAGGAAGGTGACAAGGCATGAAGCTGACCGAAGCTGATGTCATCGCCATCCTTCACGACGATGGGCGGACGGAAGCAGAGGTCGCCGCGCAATACGGCGTTCAGCAGAACACGATCAACCGTATCCGCACCGGCACTCGCTGCGCAAGCATCGCGCCTCACGTCCCGCGATGGTTCAAGAAAATTCGCGCGACGAGTGCGGGCGATGTCGTCGCTCAAAGGTCGGTCACGGACCCGGCGACTGGTTGCGTGAACTGGACCGGCGCGCTTCAGAGCCAAGGCTATGGCCTGTTCTCGTTCCGCGGGCGAATGATGCTCGCGCACCGCGCCGCCTACGAGGCGGCCAATGGCCCGATTCCTGACGGCCTTCTCCTGATGCATGCCTGCGATAACCCGCGCTGTTGCAACCCGGCTCACTTAACGCCCGGCACCGATCAGGACAACAAAGCCGATTGCGTTGCGAAAGGCAGGCAATCGAAAGGCGAAGCGCATTCCGCGGCCATTAAGGCGGCGCTTCAAAGGCGCTCAACCATGTACCGCAAAGAGGCAACAATATGAGCACTGTCCCGTTTCGGGTCATCCCCGCGAACCTGCGGCTGCCGGGTGCGTTCTTCGAGCTCGATAACTCGCAGGCGAACACGGCGCAGGCCAATCAGCGCGCGCTGATCATCGGCCAGATCACGTCGGCAGGCATCGCGACGCCGAACGTCCCGATCATTTCGGGCGGTGTGGGCGATGCGGCCACGCAGGGCGGCGCGAACTCCATGCTGGCGAGCATGGTATCGACGTACCGCCTCAACGACAGCTTCGGCGAAGTCTGGTATCTGCCGCTCGCCGACGCCGCTGGCGCCACTGCCGCGACGGGATCGATCGCGTTCACGTCCGCTCCGACGAACAACGGCACGATTTCGCTCTACATCGCCGGCCTCGTCGTCACGGTTCCGGTAACTGCGGCTCAAGCGACGTCGGCCATTGCCACAGCCGTCGCTGCCGCGATCAACGCGATCCCGACCATGCCGGTGACCGCGAGCGCCACGACGAGCACCGTTACGCTGACCGCGGTCAACAAGGGCCTCTGCGGCAACGAGATCGATATCCGCTTCAACTACTACGGCACGGCTGGCGGTGAAGCGACGCCGGCGGGTCTGGCGTACACGATCACGGCCATGTCCGGCGGCGCGACGAATCCGACGCTGACGACGGCGCTCGGCAATCTCGGCAACAAGACGTTCGACTTCATCGCGAATCCGTACACGGATACGGCGTCGCTCGATGCGGTCAAGCAGTTGCTGAATGACCAGACCGGGCGCTGGAGTTGGACGCAGCAACTTTACGGCCATTCGTTCGGAGCATACGCAGGCACGTTCGCATCGCAAACGACGCTGGGTCTCACGCGGAACAATCAGCACGAGACGATCCTCGGTTTTTACGACAGCCCGACGCCTAGCTGGCTGTGGGCATCGGCGCTTTGCGGCCAGACGGCGGTGAGCGTTCGCGCTGATCCGGGCGTACCGCTGCAATACATGCCGCTACTGGGCGTGATGGCGCCTCCGACGGAAAGCGAATTCCTCTCGAACCAGCGTGAGACGCTCCTGTACGACGGCATCTCGACGTTCACGGTCGAGCAGGACGGCACCGTGCAGACCGAGAACATCATCACGACGTACCAGGAGAACGCGCAAGGCGTCACCGATGACAGCTATCTCGAAGTCGAGACGATGTATCAGTTGGTGCTCGAAATTCGCACGTTCCTGGCGATGCTGACTTCCAAATATGCCCGCTCCAAGTTGGCAGATAACGGATCGAAGCCGGCGGCCGGGTCAAACCTTGTCACGCCGAACACGATCGCTGCGGATATTCGCGCGCTGTACGGCGAGCGGGCGGATGCAGGATTTGTGCAGAACGTCGCCGAGTTCAATTCTGCTCTGGTGGTGCAGCGAAACACGGTGAATTCGAACCGCGTCGACATGCTTTTGCCGATCGTGCCGGTGAATCAGATGCGCACTTTCGCGAGCCTCGTGCAGTTCCGTCTGCAATAACGCAGCCAGCATCAGTGAGGCCACCTTCGGGCGGCTTTTTTATTTTCAGGAGGGCCAACGATGGCCAGCAATCTGATTGCCGGCGTTGCGCAAATCACCGTTGATGGCGTGACGTACCAGCTGGAAGGAAGTTTGAAGTACTCGCCGTCGTCGGTGAAGCGCGAGGCAATGATCGGTCAGGACGGCTTCCACGGATGGAAGGAAACGCCCGTCACCGGATCCATCTCCATGTCGATACGCGATGCGGGCGATTTGACTGTCGCCAATATCAACGCGATGCGCAATGCGACCGTCGTGGCGACCCTGGCAAACGGCAAGATCGTCACAGGCCGCAACATGGGTGCGACCGACGTCCAGGAAGTGGACACGGAAGACGCGAAGTTCGACGCGAAGTTCGAAGGACCGCAGGTGTCCGAGCAGACCGTGAGTGTGAGCTGATATGACAGATGAACAGAAAAAGAAGCGCGTTCCGCTGCCCGACACGCTGACGATCGAACTGTCGAAGTCCGTCACCCTCGGCGGTGGCGGCGACGACACGGTCTATACCGAAATCGCCCTACGCGAGCCGAATCTGGAGCAGTTGAGCCAGTTCATCAAGCGTGCCGGGAAGGATGGCGCACTGGACGCGATGAAGGCGCTGGTGTCCGCCGTATCGGGCGTACCGCTCCCGGTCCTTTCGAAGATCGGCGTGCGCGACTACTACAAGTGCCAGTCGTACCTGGCCGAGTTCATCAGTCCTCCGGACGAGGACGACCCCGAGGGAAACGCGGAGGGCTCCCAGTAAATTGGGAGCATACCGTCAGGCTCGTCGAGCGCTTCTGGCGGTGGCAGCCGAGCGAAACGAAGAAGATGACGTGGAGTGAGGTGCGCAATTACGCGTATCACGCTGCGCGCATGATCAAAAAGGACTGAACGTGGCGCAGGATTTTGTCATCCGCATTCGTGCCGACGATGCAGCGACCGCGACGGTCAAGAAAATCCAGGCCGCACTCGGCAAGATCACGGAACCGGTCGACAAGGCGCAGAAGCGGCTCGGAAAACTCGGTGACCTGGGCAGCAGCAGCATCGGCAAGCTCGAGAAGGCGTTTGCCAAAAGCACGCGGGCCGCGATCGGCCTCGTAGACCGGATCGCGGAGATGGTCCCGGGGCTCGCCGCCATCGGCAGTGCGGCGTCGCTCGCGGGCATCGCCGCGCTCACGACGCGCTTTGGCAACTTCGGGTTCAGCCTGAACAAGACCTCGCGCCTGCTCGGCATGAACGCGCAGGACCTGGCTGCGTGGCATGTGGCGGCGAAGCGGGCCGGCGTGTCGGCAGACGCATTCGATTCCGCGATGTCCGGGTCGCAGATGGTCATCCGCAATGCGGCGTTCGGCGCTGACCCCCATGCGCTGACGATCCTGCAGAAGATGCATGTGGCGATCGCCCGCAACCAGGACGGGTCGGTCAATTATCTGAAAACGCAGCTGGCGTTGATGGGGGCCATCCGCGCGCAGAAATCCGTCGAGGCACAGCGCGACGTAGCCGATACGTTCAGCATGGGCGGCATGCTGCCCATGATCCAGGGCGGCAACTGGGATGCGGACAGGGCGCGCGCCTGGAAGAAAGGGCTCGTGCCGACGCCGGCAGAGCTGGCGCGTGCGCAGCAGTTGCACAACGACATCAACGATCTCGAAGATTCCGTGACCGGCTTCGGCAACAGCATCGGCTCGTCGTTGATGCCTGTGCTTGACCCGGTGGTGAAGAAGCTCGCGCAGTGGTTTGACAAGAACCGCGCGCAGCTCGCCGACAAGATCGCTAAGGCGGTTCAAAAATTTGTCGAATGGCTCTCGAAGATCGACTGGAACGCCGTTTCGGCCAAAGCGCATGCCCTATGGGACGACCTGGGCGGCGTGAAACGGATAGTCGAGGCAATCGCGCTGATCACGTTTGCGGGGCCGATTGCCGGGGCGCTTAGCCTCATTGGATCGATTGCGCAGCTTGCAATGGTTACCATCCCCGCGGCGGCCGGGGCGTTTGGTGCGCTTGGCGTGGCCGCCGCCATCGCTTACGCCGCGCTTCACCCGGACGATCTCAACGAGGGCGAAGATGCTTACCTGAAAGCTCGTCAGGCTCAGCCCGGCCAGCAGTGGCCGGGCGATCCGGTGGGACAGCAGCATCACCAGGTCGCGGCCGAGGCCCTGAAAAATCCGGAAACGGCCCACGCCGTGGCCTTGCTTCAGTCAATGGGCTGGAGCAAGGCGCAGGCTGCGGGGCTCGTTGCAAGCGGATGGATCGAAAGCAACCTGCGGCCAAACATCGTCGGCGATGACGGCCACGCTTATGGCGCGTTCCAGTGGCACGAGGACCGGCAGAAGGATTTCAAGGACTGGGCGGGTCACGATATTCACGGCTCCACTCTGGATGAGCAGATCCGGTTCCTAAATTACGACCTGCGGTACGGGAAAAACTGGGCAGCGGGGCGCCGGCTGCATGCAGCAACCACGGCTGAAGATGCTGGCCGGATCGTATCGAAGTACTACGAGCGACCAGCTAACGTTGATCTGGAAATGGACAAGCGT